TACCAAGAAGCTGGCTACGCCAAAGGTGGGTCGGTCGGGTCCGCCTCCAAGCGTGCGGATGGCTGTGCTCAGCGGGGTAAGACCAAAGGCCGAATGATTTAGGAGACCATCATGATGGCGTCTCGTGGAATGGGGGCGATCAGCCCTAACAAAATGCCCGGGCCCAAGCGAAAGCAGCGGCGCGATGACACGTCGTTCTACGAGTACGCTGAGGGTGGCGAGGTAAAGTCCAAGGTCAACGAAGCCGGGAACTACACCAACCCCGGGATGAGGAAAAAGCTGTTTAACCAGATCAAGGGTCAGGCGACGCAAGGTACTGGCGCAGGCCAGTGGTCGGCCCGTAAAGCCCAGCTCTTGGCAAAGAAGTACAAGGCCGCTGGCGGCGGGTACAAAGATTGAAAGCCCCGCAAAAATCGCTCTCTGACTGGACCGCGCAGAAGTGGCGCACGAAGTCTGGTAAGCCGTCAAGTAAGACGGGTGAGCGGTATCTGCCGGAGGCAGCAATCAAGTCTCTCAGCCCGCAAGAGTATGCAGCGACTACGAAGGCCAAGCGAGCGGGCAAAGCCAAAGGTAAGCAGTTCGTAGCGCAACCTAAACAGATCGCCCAGAAGACTGCGAGATTTCGATGACCACCACCGGCACCACGGCGTTCAACCTCGAGTTCACTGAGCTAGCCGAGGAGGCGTGGGAGCGTGCTGGGCGCGAGATGCGTTCCGGCTATGACCTGCGGACCGCCCGCCGGTCTATGAACTTGATGACCATTGAGTGGCAGAACCGTGGCATCAACATGTGGACGATCGAGCAGGGTACGCTGACCCTGACGCCCGGGCTGAACACCTATGCCCTTCCCCTTGATACCATCGATCTGCTCGACCACGTGATCCGCACGGGGCAAAACGCTGCCTCAACGCAGGCAGACCTGAACATCACCCGCATCAGTGTTTCGACGTACGCCACGATCCCGAACAAGCTAGCTCCGGGGCGTCCCATTCAGGTCTGGGTTCAACGGTTGTCAGGGCAAGTATCGCCCACGGGTGCTACGCTGGACGGGACCATCACCAGTTCCACGACCACCATTACCTTGAGCAGTACGGCCAACTTGGCCTCTGCGGGCTTCATCCGTCTCGGGTCCGAAGATATCTACTATGGCTGGCTGGATGGCAATAGTCTAGGCGGTGTGGTGCGTGGACAGAACGGGACAACGGCAGCGGGGCATTCCTCGGGGGTTACGGTCTACAACCCCAACCTGCCGGCCATCACAGTGTGGCCTACGCCGGACAACTCGCAGACCTATCAGTTCGTGTACTGGCGCATGAGGCGCGTGCAGGACGCAGGCAACGGCGTTGAGACGGCGGACATGAACTTCCGTTTCCTCCCCTGCGTAGTAGCAGGGCTTGCGTACTACATTGCCATGAAAGTGCCGGAGCTGATGCCTCGGCTCGATATGCTGAAAGCCGCGTACGACGAACAGTTTAACTTGGCGGCTGGAGAGGATCGTGAAAAGGCCGCTGTTCGTCTCGTGCCTCGCCGAGCCTTCATCGGTGGAGTGATGTAGTGGGTAATCGGTTTGCCAGCGGCAAAAAGGCTATCGCGATCTGTGATCGCTGTGGCCTGCGCTTCCGCCTGCGCGACCTTCGCACACTGATTGTCAAGACCAAGCCTGTCAATGTGCTAGTGTGCCGGGAGTGCTGGGACCCAGATCATCCCCAGTTGCAGTTGGGTATGTATCCTGTAGACGACCCGCAAGCTTTGCGGAATCCTCGCAGGGACACAACGTACGTAACCGCCGGCGTGAATGCTGACGGCAACCTGACTGGCGGCTCACGCGAGATTCAGTGGGGCTGGAACCCTGTGGGTGGGGCAAGTGCAAATGATGCGGGGCTGACGCCGAATTACTTGGTGGCAGTCACGTCTGTTGGTACAGTAACGGTAGTGACGACTTAGGAGTCAACATGGACGCTAAGAAAGCGGTGCATAAGCATGAAGCCAACATGCACCCGGGCAAAAAGCCTACGAAGTTTGCCAAGGGCGGCAAGACCAATCTTCAGATGAAACAGATGGGGCGTAACCTTGCGAAGGTTGCGAACCAACAGAAGCCGATGCGGCGTACTCGCATGACTGGGGCTTGAGATGAAGAAAGATTCCAATCAGCCGAAGCCGGCCCCAAAAGTCGATCTTAAAAACTCAGGCTACCCTGAGAAAAACGTGAAGTCGACCGGTATAAAGATTCGTGGGACTGGTGCTGCGACTAAGGGCGTGATGGCCCGTGGACCGATGGCGTAAGCTATGCAATACACTGAGTTGGCAACCAATGTTGCGAACATCGTTGAAAATACTTTCACCGATGCTCAGATGGCGATGTTCGTCCGTCAGGCCGAACAGATCATCTACAACTCTGTGCAGATTGCCAATCTGCGCAAGAACGTCTATGGGCAGTTGACCGCTGATAATCAGTACCTATCCGCTCCGACGGACTACCTGTCTACCTACTCTCTTGCCGTGATCACGGGGGTTGTCAACGGTGTCCTCAACACCGGTACGTACTCGTACTTGATCAACAAGGATGTGAACTTTATCCGTGAAGCGTACCCGCCGCCCAACTCCAAGGGCGTGCCTAAGTATTACGCGATCTTCGGACCAAGGTCAGATCTGGAGACAGAACTCTCGTTCATTGTAGGCCCTACGCCCGATCTGGCGTACTACGTTGAGCTGCACTATTACTACTACCCTGAGTCGATTGTTCAGGGTGCACTTAACACCCTCGGCGCGATTACCGCTGGTTCGTTGTACACCAACGGGACGTATAACGGTGTAGCTCTCACGGGCGGTTCTGGCTCTGGTGCAACGGCGAGGATTGTTGTTTCCGGCGGTGCGGTGACCTCGGTCACTATTCAAAACCCCGGCGTGTTCTACGCAGTGGGGAATACGTTGTCTTGCGATGCGTCGAGCATCGGTGGGACAGGTTCCGGCTTTAGCATCCCCGTCTCTACGGTCACCAACGCAAGCGGTGTCACTTGGCTAGGCGAGAACTTCGACTCGGCGCTCTTGAACGCTACGGTTGTTGAGGCTGCTCGGTTCATGAAGGCTGAGAAAGAGCAGATGGATATGTACGCTCAGCTCTACGGCCAGTCGCTGGCGCTCCTCAAGAATCTGGGCGACGGCAAGCAGCGTATGGATGCTTATCGTGATGGGCAGGTAAGGAACCCGGTCAAATGATCGTCCAGACGCAGACTACGAGCTTTAAGGCGGAGTTGTACGAGGCTGTCCACAACCTGCTAACGGACACGCTGAAGCTCGCGCTGTATACGGCGGAGGCTAATCTTGACGCGGAAACGACCGCTTACACGACGGCCAACGAGATCACGGGCACGGGGTACAGCGCAGGTGGAAACGTAGTAACCGGGGTGACAATTAACAGCAGCGGCTACACTGCATGGGTGACGTTCAACAATGTGCTCTGGGTACCGGCAGCCTTTACCACTCGGTGCGCGCTGCTCTACAATGCCAGCAAAGCCAATCGGTCAATCGTGGTACTGGATTTCGGGTCTGACAAAACCTGCATAAACACATTTACGGTCACACTGCCGGGTGATACAGCTACCACGGCTTTGATCCGGTCAAGCAATTGAGGTGAAACATGGAAGAGCGCTCTAAAGCCGGCGGTGTGTTTAAGGTTGTATGCCGGGACTCGGAAGGTCAGATTAAGTGGACGGCGGAGACGCCGAACCTTGTCGTAAATGTCGGCTTGCAAGACATGAACACCAAGTACTTCACCGGGGCGGGTTACACTGCCGCTTGGTATATCGGGCTGTACGGCGCTTCGTCTACCAACAACCCCACCGCTGGTGACACGATGGCGTCTCATGGCACCTGGACGGAAGTGACTGACTATTCAGGGGCAAATCGCCCGCAATGCGTGTTTGGTACGGCTACCACTGCTGACCCGTCTGTTATCTCCAACTCAGCATCTCCGGCGACGTACAGCATTACCGGGTCTGTCACGGTTGGTGGCGCGTTTTTAACGTCGGTTGCCGCTAAAAGCCCGGGTAATACTGGAATCTTGTTCTCCGCCGCTGATTTTCAGTCGCCCGGGGACAGGAGCGTTGTGAACGGTGATACCTTGACCGTCACGTACACCTTCAGTCTGGATGCCGCGTGATGGCTACCAAATTCAAGAAGGGTGATGAAGTCAAAGTCCGGCAGATTAATCCCTCTGGCCCTGTTCTAGCCCTCCGAATGGATGAAGACGGCAACGTGTACTGTCTTCTAAAGTGGGTAGATGCTGACGGGAATGAACAAGAACGCTGGTTCTTGGAAGATGATCTGATCGCTGTTTAATATGGTGGGATATGGCCTTTTCAACCGGGTCTTTTGCAGAACTTCCGTTCTCAACGGTTGGAGGTACGTTTTACTCTCCGGCCATTTCTGAATCTGCAACGGGCTCGGATTCAGTCAGTAGTATTGCAGCGTTTATCTCTACGGTATCTGAGGCCTCTACAGGTTCAGATACTGTTTCCTCTACATTCCAAATAAACTCTAGCGTAGCGGAGTCCAGCACTGGAGCGGACTCGATATCGTCTATTGTTACCTTCCCGAATTTCATTTCTGAATCCACGACAGGTTCTGACTCATTAACTACAATAGTTAACTTTGTAGTTTCTATTTCAGAATCTTCTGTTGCGACGGATACAGTTAATACAAACGTGACGTTCTTGGCTTCTGTTTCTGAGTCCGCAACGGGATCAGACAGTATTACTCGCCGGGGCCTGTGGGAACCGGTAGATGACACTCAGAATGCAAATTGGATTCAGATTACGGTCAGCCCGGGAACAGGCTGGACAATCATTCCTACCGTATAGGTGAAGTATGGCTCTTGTCGTAAAAGACCGTGTTAGAGAAACGACCACCACTACCGGGACCGGGACAATTACGCTCGCCGGGGCGGTAGCAGGTTTTCAGAGCTTCTCAGCTATCGGGAACGCTAACACCACGTACTACACCATCAACCTGCCGGGAGCGAACGAGTGGGAGGTGGGAATTGGTACGTACACCGCATCTGGTACGACACTCAGTCGAGACACGATCCTTGCCTCTTCCAACGGCGGGTCGGCGGTTAACTTCTCCGCCGGGACAAAGGATGTCTTCTGTACCTATCCCGCTGGCAGATCGGTGTACTAC